GCAATGTGTCTCGTTTTATTTGCATGGTCTACTAATCAACCATTCTTTAAAGAATTAACTGATATGGATTTGAGAGCAAAATTGATTCAAGATAGAGAAAGACAAATGGAAGAAGAAGTTTTACCTTTTGGGTTTTTAGATGATGGTGGTGACCCTGAAACTGAAACTACTATAAATAAAGACATTAATAACACTTGGCTATTTCCAGACGAAGATGAACGAATCTATTAACACTCCTTTGAATTTTAGTACAGCCGCGGCTGTCAGAGTCAAAGCACTTTTAAAAGAAGAAGATAATGATGGACTTATGTTACGAGTGTACATCTCAGGTGGCGGGTGTTCAGGAATGCAATATGGATTTACTTTTGATGAGAAAGTCGGAGAAGGTGATACTGTTGTTGAAAATGAAGGCGTTAAATTATTAGTTGACCCTATGAGTTTTCAGTATTTAACAGGCTCTGAAATAGATTTTTCAGATGACCCGTTCAATCAGCACTTTATAATACGAAACCCAAATTCGACAGGAACTTGTGGTTGTGGTTCATCATTTTCTACTTGATTCTTTATATAAAGAAGTAAATAATTTCAAAGATTTTCTATTTTATAAATAATCAAGTATTACAGAAAATGTAGAATAAATCTATAATGGGAGAATGAAAGATGCCTTTTCAAGTATCACCAGGTGTTAATACGAGTGAAATTGACTTAACTACCGTTGTACCAGCGGTATCAACAACAGAAGGAGCCTTAGCTGGCCATTTTCGTTGGGGACCAGTTAGTCAGAGAGTTTTAATAAACTCAGAAGATGCTCTAGTTGACACTTTTAACAAACCGAACGCAAATTGTGCGACAGATTGGTTTACTGCTAGTAATTTTTTATCTTACGGTAATAAACTATACATTGTTCGTACAAACGTAGCTAGTTCAAATAATGCAACATCAAGTGGTGTTGGTAAAAGTATTCTTAATGACGAAGACTACGAAAACAATCATAATACTGGTACAAGCGGTGCAGGAAACTGGGTCGCAAAATATCCTGGTATATTAGGAAATGCTTTAAAAGTATCAATTTGTCAAAGTGCAAATGCATTTCAATCTACCTTAACAAGTAATGTAGCTTACACAGACGGTTCAACTACTGTAACTGCTAATGTTGATTTATTCGTGACCGAAGTAACAGTAGGAGACGTTTTAGTTTTAGGACCTGACCAAGATAAACGTAAAGTTGCATCTATTGAATCAGCAAAGTCTTTAACTTTAGAATCAGCATATAGTGGAAATACTGTTGCTGACAAGGCTCAAGGTTCAGCAGGAATTAAAAGACGTTGGGAATTTCATGATAGCGTTGATGCAACGCCAGGTACTTCAGCACACGCAACAACCCGTGCAGGTTCAGGAGATGAACTACACGTTGTAGTTGTTGATGAAGATGGAGAATGGACAGATACCAAAGGACAAGTTTTAGAAATTTATAATGCTTTATCAAGAGCAGAAGATTCTAAAACAGAAGAAGGTGGATCCAATTTCTATAAAGAAGTAATTAATCAAAAATCTAAGTATGTATGGTGGGGCAATCATGACGGTGTTCTTACTAATGCTGGCGGATTAGCATCAGCAACATATACTGTTTCTAGTGATTTACCACAAACTGATTCACTTAACGGTGGTAAAGATGGTGCATCAAGTTCAAATGCAGAAAAAATTATAGGATATGATTTGTTTAAGTCAGCAGAAGATGTTGACGTATCATTAATTCTTGGTTCAGATGCAAACAGTACTGTTGCAATTCATTTAATCAATAATATTGCAGAAGTTCGTAAAGACTGTGTTGCTGTTCTTTCACCAGAACGTGCTGACGTTGTTAATAACGCTGGCTATACAGGTAGCGAAATGGACGATGTTATTGCATTTAGAGATGCATTACCATCTAGTTCATATGCAGTATTAGATTCAGCTTGGAAGTATCAATTCGACAAGTATAATGATTTGTATCGTTTTGTACCATGCAACGGAGATGTTGCTGGACTTATGGTACGTACTGACAATACAAGAGACCCATGGTGGTCACCTGCTGGATTTAACAGAGGTAATGTTAAAAATGTAGTTAAATTACCTTATAATCCAATAAAAGCACAGCGAGACCAGTTGTACAAGAAAGGTATTAATCCAATAGTAACATTTCCTGGACAAGGAACAGTTATGTTTGGTGATAAAACTTTACTTGCAAAACCAAGTGCATTCGATAGAATCAATGTTCGTAGATTGTTCATTGTTCTTGAAAAAGCAATTTCAACAGCATCTAAATTTACGCTATTTGAATTCAATGATGATTTCACAAGAGCCCAATTTAGAAATATGGTAGAACCATTTTTACGAGATGTACAAGGTCGTAGAGGCATATTCGACTTCCGTGTTGTTTGTGATGAATCAAATAATACAGGTGAAGTTATCGACAGAAACGAGTTTATAGGTGACATTTATGTTAAACCTGCTCGTTCAATTAACTTTATTCAACTTAACTTTGTTGCTGTTAGAACAGGGGTTGAGTTTGAAGAAGTAGTCGGTAAGTTCTAATGGTCGTTATAAATAACAGTAAGATATTAGGAGAATAGTAATGGCCTTTAATGTAAATTTATTTCAAGGTGCTTTAAAATTTGGTGGCGCACGTCCATCGCTGTTTCAAGTGAATATTACTAATCCAGTTAATTCAACTGGTGATGTAATGGTTCCTTTTATGGCAAAAACTACTCAAACTCCAGGTTCTAATATCACACCATTAATATTAAAATATTTTGGTCGTGATGTTAAATTTGCAGGACAACGTACTTTTGAAGACTGGACAGTAACCATAATTAATGATGAAGACTATGCAATTCGTGATGCCATGGAAGATTGGTCAAACTCAATCAATTCAGGTCAAAACAATCTCACGAAACTAGGTTCATCTTCACCTTCACTTTATAAGTCAGATGCACAAGTAACTCAGTTTTCTAAAACTGGTGTTCCATTGCGTGTATATAACTTTGTTGGAGTTTTTCCAACAGTTATTGCACCAATTGATTTAAGTTGGGACACAGCAGATGCAATAGAAGAATTTGCAGTTACATTCGCGTATGATTACTTTGAAGTTTCAGGTGGAATAACAGGTAACGCAGGCGGAGCCTAATAAACAAGTTTTAAATTGAATAGAGAGAGTAGTTTTGCTACTCTCTTTTTTCTATGTTTTTTTTGATTATAAATATAGATAATGTACATAAATATAGAAAAGGATTAATATAATGGAACTTTTCGGTTTTGAAATACTTCGGAAGAAGTCAGAACAAGAAATACCCTCAATAGTATCTCCCACTAAAGATGATGGCTCGATTGAAGTCGCGGCTGGCGGTGCATATGGCACATATGTTGATATGGACGGCAAGGCTAAGAGTGAAGGAGAACTGGTCAGTAAATATCGTCAAATGTCTATTCAACCAGAGTGTGATATAGCAGTTCAAGATATTATTAATGAGGCAATTTCAATGGATACTAATGATAGTGCTATTGAAATTCAACTTGATAAACTTAAAGTAAGTGTGAGTATTAAAAATAAAATCCGTGATGAATTTAATAACATGCTAGGATTACTTGATTTTAATAATGAGGGATATGACATATTTAAAAAATGGTATGTCGATGGACGTTTATATTATCATATTATGATTGACGATAAAAACCCTAAGAATGGTATCGTTGATTTAAGATATATAGACCCTCGCAAAATACGCAAAATAAAAGAACCCATAAAAGAAAAAGATGCAAGAACAGGTGCTGTTCTTTACGTTGGTGTAAATGAATATTACATGTATAATGCAAAAGGATTATCAAATGCAGGCTCGGCTGAAGGAGTTCGTTTAGCACCTGATTCAATATTATATAATCATTCTGGCGTATTAGACTCTAGAAATAATTTAATTTATGGACATCTACATAAAGCAATTAAACCACTCAATCAATTACGTATGCTTGAAGATGCTGTTGTTATATACAGATTAGCAAGGGCACCTGAACGTAGAATTTTTTATATAGATGTTGGTAATCTTCCAAAGGTGAAAGCAGAACAATACTTACGTGATATGATGGTTAAGCATAAAAATAAATTAACATATGATGCTACGACAGGTGAAGTTAGAGATGACAGAAAGTTTATGACTATGTTAGAAGATTTTTGGTTACCAAGACGAGAAGGTGGTCGCGGAACTGAAATAACAACTTTACCTGGCGGACAAAACTTAGGTGAAATGGACGATGTTGAATATTTTAAAAAGAAATTATATCATGCATTAAACGTTCCTATAAGTAGATTAGAATCTGATAATGCTTTTCAAATAGGCAGAGGTTCTGAAATAACAAGAGATGAATTAAAGTTTTCTAAATTTATTGATAGAATACGTGGTCGTTTTGCAACAATGTTTAATGATTTATTAGAAATTCAGCTTGCATTAAAAGGCATTACGACTCGTGATGAATGGAAAGCTATGAAGGTAGCTGTTAATTACGAATGGTCTCGTGATAATCATTTTACTGAATTAAAAGAATCTGAAATTCTTAGAAACAGATTAGAAATTCTTGCAGATGTAGACCAGCATGTAGGCAAATACTTTTCTCTTTCATGGATTCGTAAAAATGTATTACAAATGAGTGAGGAAGAAATTGATAAAATTGATACAGAAATACAAGATGAAGAAGATACAGGTGATGATGGAGATACAGAAGATGATGGTGGTGGTTGGGAAGAAACAAAGCAGTCATTACCAGCGTTAGAACAGAAAGAAACAGTATCAACTTTTGAGAATATTGAAAATGAAATATTAAGTGAAGAAGAAAAAACATTGATAGAAAAATATGACCACGTTCTTGATTCAGTTGCTAAGGATTAATGATGTCAGATAAATTAAGAGATGCTAAATTACTTGCCCTATCAGTCTTAGAAACAGAGAAAAGAATTTCTGTTTTACAATCTCAAATTAATGAATTAACAAATCAACTCAAAGCCAATCATCAAGAATTGATGGAAAGTCGTGTTCAGGGACCTCAAGGTAAACAAGGTCTTCCTGGTCCTGCTGGTGGTATTCAAGTAATAGAAAGCGTATTGCGGGGAATGCCAGGTGAACAAGGAGAAATTGGTCCTAAAGGTATTGCAATAGATAAAGCAATTCTCGAAGATAAAAATTTAACACTTGTTCGTGAAGACGGAGAAGAATTGAATGTAGGACGTGTAGTTGGTCCTAGAGGCGGTCAAGGTGTTCCTGGTGAACGGGGCGAAAAAGGTTATAAGGGAACTAAGGGCGAAAAAGGTGACCAAGGTTTTCTAGGAGAACAAGGGGAAATTGGTCCTAAAGGTGAACAAGGTCTTATCGGTGAACAAGGTCTTGAAGGCACTAAAGGTGAATTAGGATTAAAAGGTGAACAAGGTCCAATAGGTCTTATCGGTGAACAAGGTCCACAAGGACTTCTAGGCGATAGAGGTATAAAAGGTCAACGTGGAGAAAAAGGAGAAATAGGACCAGAAGGACCAATAGGACCAGAAGGTCCAATAGGTAAAGTTGACCAAGTAGATACAGATGCTATAAAAGAAAATTTAGCAGAAGGTCTGCAAGAATTTAAAGATAAGATTTCACAACAAGTAACTAGAATGGCAATGGCAGGTGGTATGAACAATGCTGGTTCTGGTGAAGTTTGGTTAAGTCGTTTAGATGATGTACACTACACTTCTGTAAAATCACCCGCGAATGGTGCTACTCTTAAATTTAATAGTGTAACTAATAAATGGGTAGCGAATAGTACTAGTACTAGTGGTATTACAATTAAAGAAGAAGGTTCTTCTGTCGGTGCAACAGTATCAGAGATTGATTTTGTTGGTGCAACAGTTACAGCATCTGGCAATTCTACTGTCGTTGAAGTTCAAAGTGCGGCTGTTGGTAATAATATATCAACAACGTTACAG